CTAATTCAAACCCACCAACGGAAGCTGCCGTTGTTGTACCAGTTACCGTTTCCCCACTGCCAGTTATGTTTGTCGGCGAACTAAATTTCCTTGCTCCGTTACCAGCAGTGGCATTTGATAAAATGTATTCGCATATAACAATGTTACCTACATCCAATTGTTTTCCAAGAACACCGTCACCAAAAACAACTTGGTAAAATCCATCAGTTCTTTCTTCTAGGTAATATACCTTAGAAGTTTTTGTAACACCTGTGATAGTTTCTGATAGTGCAAACACCTCAGCATTAAAATTTGTAGTAGAAGTCTGTACCTTTACTGTCAATGTGGTAGTATCAACATTGTCGTTTGGCAATATAATCGGGCCAGACCTATTTGCCGCACCAATGATTTCTGTGGTCGCGGTGCGTGTACCCTCCAGTAAAACTATATCAGTGAATCTAAAAGCAGTCACACCATCAACTATAGATTTTGGAACACTGTAATCTTTGTCTGGGATGAATGAAAAGTTTTTCCCGTTTACATTGGATGTGAAAAGACTGTTATTTGAAAGGGTTAAATTGGTGTCGGAATAAGATGCATCTGGTTGGACAGTCAAGTTAATGTTAGCCTTCGCAGAACGAGCAGACCGTGGCACATACCCCATCGTCTTCGCAATGGACACAACTGAATTTCTCTTTATAGCAGAATCAATGAACGCCTCGTTTGATACCATGTGTGCGAGGACGGCATTATAATGAGTGTTGTATGCCAGTAAATCAACAAGTTGACTGATACCAGATGCTTCAAAGTCGTAGTCTGCGAACTCAGTTTGATTCTTCAGATGTGTTTTTAGATTTGCTTTTATCGAATCAAAATCTAATTCTGTTACATTTTTTACTGACATTATTCTTCCTCTACCTTAACCTATCCAATACTAAACCCAATTCGTGTTTGCTCTTGACGCCTCTTACAAAGAAATAGATTTTACAAGAAAATGCGTTGTTATCTACATCTGGGTATACTTCGACATCTTCTACAATTACTCGTTTTTCCCAGTTCTGTATACATCGTTTTATTTCGGTAGCAAGAGTGGTAGCTGTCACCATGTCGCAGGGTTGAAATAACATCCCCCGAATCGGAGAACCATAATTGGGTCTGAATGGTTTCTCATAGTATTGAGTCTGCAATAGACTCTTTAGAGATTGTTTTACGGCCGAGACATCTACTCGCCGTGCAATGTCTTTCGTGTTCGGGTTCTTAGCGAATCCCAAATCAAAGTCTTTGTATACTGTAGTGGGTACTTTTAACATAGGACTATTTATAATACCTTTTGATTAAGAGTAAGCAGAGTCGGTAGCTAATACGGCGATGCCAAGTCTTTGTTTAGGGTAGTTACCTTTGGAACAATTTCAAACCTTAGATTCTTTATTGCATCTTCGATGTTTTTTATCGTGGGGGATAACCCCTCATTGAGTATCTCTTCTATGTCGATAATCGCTCCATCTGGTAAATTAAACTTAGCCGAGGTTACCTTAATTGAACCATCCTTCGCTTTCTGATAGTTGGGCATAGACTCACATAATGACTCCAAGTCTCCACCCAGAGTCTCTATGAACCCAGCAGGGTCTCGCAAAATCTCATTTATGTTATTGTCCTTATCACCATACTTATCTTTCATTTCCTGTATCTTATCCGCAGCCAACTGTGCCTGAGATATGACTTTTATAATATCCCCAAGTTCGGTTGCAAAAGGAATGCCAGATTTCAGTTCGGCGAAAAACGAGTCTAAGTTTGGAAATTCATTTTGAAAGGCTGCTTCTATCTCTCCCTGCATCAAGGCAAACTTAGCCTTCAAGGCATTGATGCCAAGTTCACTTGCAATAGAATCAACGGTTTTATCTACCGCATCATCAATTTGTGCAGAGACTTCATCTATCTGCTTGGCGAGTTCGCCAAACGATTTTCCTATACCTTCACAACTCATTTGTTAGTCTCCTAAGTCGGTATTGCCGTAGAACCAGCAGAAGAACCACTAGCGATAGCATGAACGTGAGTTGAAAGAACTGTACCAGCACCAGTAACCACTCCGGTTACAACCAGTGTACCAGACATGGTAGTACCAGCAGAAGCAATTGCGGTTAGAGGCGTTGTTATTGTGACAGATGCATTTGTCATTACTGTACTTGAGGTTCCAATCGCAATTGCACTAGGTGTTCCAAATGTTGTTGGAAGAGCAGCACCAGTAGTTTGAGTAATAGTTCCAGCACCAGCAATCGCAGAATTAATAAATCCAGCACCCGTAATCAAGTTATTAATTGCACCAATACCTGTAATTTTATTTTCAATTACGCCAGCACCAAGTAGATGTGTCTGAACTCCACCAACACCAGTTGGAGAAACAACATAGGTTTTCTTGTTTCCGATTACTTGAAGATATGCGGGTGGTGAAACTGGGCCAATCCTTTCTATCAGGTCAACTCTAGCGGTGGTATTAATTCTATCGGCGACAAAGTTAATTGAACTACCAAGAGGAACGCCTGGCACTTTCGGCAAATCGGTTGGGAATCCAGCAAAGTCGATTTTCTGAATCGCTTCAAATTTAATTGAACCACCTTGGACAAGAGCATCGATTGTCGGGGCGCTGCCACTTTTAACTGCTTCCAGTACATCGCCCGGCCTAATCCCCGATCTCAATGAGGCAGATACACCGTAGTCTCCCCTGACAATATGTTTGAAATCATCTCCACTGAAAACCTTATGCAATCCACTATGAGTTGTGTTGGTCTCACCAAATACTCTTAACCTGTAATTACTCATTTCTTTCTTGGTTGAATCAGTGCTTCCAACGACATGGTTGAAATTACCGGCATTTATCAAGTAGTATGAACTCTCTGTATCGATTAGTTCATGTCCTTGTATCTTATTCAGTCTATTACCTTTTACTGTATTATATGAATGTCCACTTACATGTTCGTACTTGTTTCCTTTGACGTTGACATTATAATCGCCCTCTACCGTGAGGTCAAAGTTACCTTTAACATACATGTGTTTATTCTTTAAATCGATGACGTAATCATCACCAACTATTTTTTCTACCTTCGTTCCATCTGCCTGAACTTCTCTAAATGTCCCTGATGTATGGTACTCGTGGATTCTTTCAGCGCCAGGCGTATCATCTACTTCAAAGACATGACCACTCTCCGTTTCCCGAACATGGTTATATGGGTACTTGGATGCAGATGTCTCAACACCTTGTGGATGTGGTTCGTCCCAGTATGTTGGGGCGTATGAGCCCGGCAGAACTGGTATTTGTTCACCGTCATTTTCATGTTCAAACGGAAACTCTTTGTTATGAAATCCACTTATCTTACTTGCATATCCTCGTGGTATTTTGAGTATGCGTGAGTCTCTCTTACCCTTCAATGAATAATGATTTTCTCCATCACTACCCCTAGAAAGTCTAGAGGAGGAAGCTTCACCCAAAACATTCTTGCCGACATCAACCTCATCAACACCCTCAGCATCACCCGTCAGTTTATCGCCAAGTTCGTTTAGTATGTCTCCAGTTGTGCTGGTAGTGAAGTTTTTTACTTTCTCAAGCAATCCTTCGTCTTCGGATACCTTTAATTCTTTTCTTCTTGGAAATTTTCCAGTGGGGTCAAAGAATCCCCTTTCTGCAAGAGACTCTGTTGTTTCCGGTTTTTCATCTGCACCCGTTGGGACATTATCCTCAACTCCAAATGAACCCATTATAACAGGTATCTGACCATCATCCCCATCGACAAAGAACCCAATCACGGCCGAACCTTCTACCAACCCAGTGGGCGAAACTCCTACACCAGATATTGCAGCCGATGTTACTGGTTGCATTGGGATTGCCCAAGGCAAGAATTCCGTTGGCAATATACTCTTATCAAGTGTGTGGTAACCTATAATACGAACACGATAACGCCCAAACATTTCTGGGTCATTCCTGTCCTCTATTACACCCTGCCACCAATTAAAATTTGGATATCTCGTTTTTGATTTAATCATCAACCTACACTCCCCATACTATCTCTAACACAATCCAACCTCATACTGTGCTGATTATCAGCACTAGAGACACCATGCCTAATCCCAGTGATAACATATACACCAGACATCCTAGAATCAAATACTTCATCGGGTTTGGTGTTCGAGCTCTTCTCGCCCGTGTTTGGAAAATTCAGATATACCAA